TGTGCCAGTTCCTGAACTGTCCACAAGTGGTTGCGTTGGGCGCTCTGGGGTGCCATACTACTTTCAGAAGCGAACCCTCCTAGCGAAACCACCCGCCAGCGGATCAGGTCCTAGGTAAGATCCTTCACTTGCTGTAGGGGAGATCAGCACCCCACCCCAAACCATGCTCTCTACGTTAACATGGAACTGACCAAATCTTTCCCCCCTGCTGATGCTTTGATTGATCAGATCCAGCAGGTTGACTATCAGAAACTGTTCAATACTTCCAAGACTTTCGTGATCACTGTGGCAGCATTTGCCTACGTGATCGCAACTGTAATTTGGGAGAAACTCCAAACCATGAAATTCCAAACTCCTACAATCATCTCCGATTACTTCTACTTTAGCGTGAACCTGATTGGTGAACCTGGAGATGAAATCGTGGGTCTGAGTGTTGGAAACCGTTACGTGGGTTTGTATCAGGGAACCATTCAGTGGGGCATCCTTGACGAAAACGGTGCCCTGTGACGGTCTGACAAGTGGCACAAGGGGGGGTTGCAATGCCCCCCGATCCGTTCTACATTACATTTGTTCCTGAGGGAGACAACCATGTTTGACGAACTGTGGCAAGAGATCCAGGACATGCCTGGTGAAATCTACGACATCCCTGAGATGGATGATAAAGAGGATTTCAACATGAATGAGTATCTCAACGGCGACTACGATTACTGAAATGGCACTCACTTCTCTCACCTTCGAAGAACTTGATGCGTTACTGGCACTCATCGAATTCCATGATGATTGGGATGAGGTGAGTGAAATCGTGGGGGCAGATGTTCCTGCCCTTTATGAAAAACTTTCTGAAATGCGTGACGAACTCTGATGATTGAACTCATTGCTGCGATTGTACTCGGTCAGACAATGACTGCCGATGTTATTGGTAGGGTTCAGGTTGCACCTAATCTGATCCAAACCGAATACATTGTAGACGACAATCAAATCGTTACAATCACTGAATTCGTGCGTTGATCATGTTGTTTCAAGTTACTGAAATCGAGTTCGATTTTGATGATGAAGACATCCACACCGAAGAATACAATCGGTTGATGGATGAAACAATCGGTCAAATCTGGGAGGTAGATGATGAAGATGACCTCGTAGAAGAGATCACATGCGCTACAGGTTGGTGCATTAAGTCCATCGATTACCGTCACGTTCTTTCCTGAATTATGAACGACAAACTTGAAATGTTGTCTGCTCGTGAACAACTCATGAGTGACATTGAGTGTATCGTTGAATCGTTCTTTTGGGATACTTGGGGTGATGAATACAACGATGAAATGAATGATTTCACCCGCGTCCTGTGTGATGCTGTTTGCAAAAACTTTCCCTCCAACTGACACAAACCAATGAATCGTACTGAACTTCAAGATGCCCTCATTCAGCAAATGCTGGATGACATGGATCTTAAGACAATGACCCAACTCTGTTATGATTATCTTGAGGAGGGTTATGATAAGTATTCTGATGAAGAACTGCTCAGTGAGTGTAACGAATACTATCCCGAACTGCTAGGTGAACCTGCCGTGTCAGACGGTTGAGCAAGTGTCACAAGGGCGGTTGCGGATGCCGCCCTGATGCCCCATAATAGTCTCATGAGCAAACAACCCATGCAAAACAAGCATCAAGAGCACCCCGAAGATACCATCCTCACGGGTGATCTGTCCGTGCTGGATTGGTTCACTGCTGGTGGGCATCTGAGCGTTAAGATTGACGGTGCGCCTGCAATCGTGTGGGGAATTGATCCTGCAACGGGTACGTTCTTCGTTGGCACGAAGGCAGTCTTTAACAAAAAGAAAATCCGCATTGCACACTCTCATGAAGAAATTGATCAACACTATCAAGGTGAGGTTGCGTCTATTCTTCATTCTTGCTTTGATTATCTACCTCGCACCGATACTGTCTATCAAGGTGACTTTATTGGTTTTGGCGGTTCTGATGAGTATTGCCCCAATACGCTCACTTACAAGTTTGGTGAGGTAGTTTCCCAGCGTATCATCATTGCACCGCATACGTGTTACTTTGCAGAGAATGATCTGCGGGATGCAGTTGCAATGCCTGATCGTGCTATCTGGAATGATACCGACACCGTTAAGTTTGTGAAGCCCAATGCTCACATTCTGTATGGTCAAGAGTCTTTTGCTGATGTAAAAGAAGTCTGCGACTTTGCCCGTCAGATGGCAACCACTGCAACGTTTGTTTCTGATAAAGAGGCAGCGAAGATCAAACAACAGATCAATGCTTGCATTCGTGCTGGCGAAGAGATCAACCCTGAGGACTTTGATTGTGATGCTAACCTGCTGCGTCTGTGGGCACTGGTGAAGTCTATCAAAGACGATTGCCTCTATCTGTGCCGCAATGATGGTCCCGCTGCTTATCTCTACGGTAACAGGATTGATGCTGAGGGTTACGTTCTGGTGAATGAGTTTGGTATGTTCAAACTGATCAATCGTGAGGTCTTTTCTAACGCTAACTTCAATCACGGTAGGTTTCAAACAGCAGCGTAGGAGTTAGGTATACTCAGGTCAGCTGCCGCTGTGCCAGTCCACAAGGCGTCCACTGCCCCCTCTGAGGGGCAGGAATGCCCCCTATACTGATCTCAGTTCACACGACACCGATGCCCACCACCTTTGCCGAAGAGCGTGCCACCCTCCCCCTGCAGGGTTACGAGGTGCAGGTGATCCGCGACGCCCTGTCCGACTACCGCCGCGAGTGGATCAACAATGTCCGCGACTGCCGCGAGGGACGCCGCCCGAACATGTCCCTCGAGGGCGCTGAGATGATCCTGCAGGATACCGAGCGCCTGATGCGCCTTCTGTCCGAGTGTGCCAGCTGAGGCACTGTCCACAAGGGGGCACAATGCCCCCTCTCCTGCCCCTATACTGATCTCAGTTCAAACGACACCCGATGCGCTACGAAGTCCACGTCCCCTCTGCCCCCTACGAAGGCGAGAGCACCTATGATCTGGATCGCGCCTGGATGCTCTGCCTGGATCTGTCCGAAGAGTTCGGATACGCTGAGGTTCGACAGGATGGTCTGATTCTCGGATCCTACACTGAGGGGCGCTGATCCCCCCATCTGCTATAATACTCTCACAACACACGACACCCGATGCGCCTGATCACCTCTTTTATCTGCTGGACTCTGATCGGATGGTGCGCCCTACAGTTTGCAAACTCTGGAAAGGCATCGATCAACGAGGCACAGGAACGCCGCGCTGAGGCAATGTGCCAGGTCGATCCTGAGACCTGTATGGGTGCCACCGAGCGTTAAGTGGACAGTCTCTGAACTGTCCACCAGCGGACCCCGACCCCCCTCCTGACCCTTTATACTGATCTCAGTTCAAACGAAACCGATGAAAGTCTACGCTGTGATGGGTGGTTACGATTACGAGGGCGAAAACTTTAAGTCTCTCCGCCTGTTCGATTGTTTCTCCACTGCTAACGCTTACGCTGTAGATTTGGAGCAAAATCAGGGATACGATTACTCTGTCCTGGATTCCCGCGAGGTGTGTATGGAATCCGCCCTCTGTGCCGCCTGAGGCACTGGCACACCGAACGCCCTAAGGGCACATCGCTCACCCTATACTGATCTCAGTTCAAACGACCCCGATGAAAGTCACTCCCCTCGGCGCCAACAAAACTCAAGTGTCCCTCGCGGATGGCACTGAGGTTCTGTTCTCCTATCAGACCCCCGTTGCCGCCCTTGTGCCTGGTAAGGGTTGGATGCGAACCGAAGAATTCTACAGCGTCACCACGAGCAAGCATATCAACCGCTGGCTGGCAGAGAATGCTAGCACCGCTGCTGAGGTTGCTACGGTGCCCCAATGGGACATCGATCAACTGGTCGCCTTCTGACCTGATACAATGGGAACGGCAGCGCCCCTAAAGACTGCCGCCAAACTCACAACGATTCCGACTTTATCATGACCCGCGACCTCGCCCTGTCCCTGCTGCGCTCTGGCAACAATGGCGATCAGATGCTGCAGATCCTGGAAACCATCGCCAGCGATCAGGATGGCACCCCTGCAGGCGAACCGACCGCCGAAGAGATCCAATTCTAATAGTGGCACAGCGGAGGGGGACGACCCCTCCCCTTTGCCTCTATACTGATCTCATGAGCAAAGCAAACGACGTGACCTTCCAACTCTTCGCCCTTGCCTCCAACATCGCTGATGAGGCATACGGGTGCGACCTGGATCGCCTGGATCCTTCCGACCTGGATTGGTACGCTCAGCGCGTGACCCCTGAGAATCTGGAGGATCTGGCATCCGACCTCGCCGCTGCCGCGTGGCAGGCATACTGACCCCCGATCTGCTACAATACACTCATCCGCAACGGACCTCATGCTCACGGGAATCCTGGTTCTGACCGCCTACGCTATGGGGGCAGGTCAGGTGCTACTGATCCGCCGCCTGATGACCCGCGCCTGATCTGCTACAATACTCTCATCCGCAACGGACCTCATGACCACCGCCGAACTGACCGCCGCCATCGCCGCTGGTGATTTCACCGTCACCGTGCTGCCTGCCCGCAAACCTCGCAAAGCAGATCTGATCATGTCCCGCGTTGGCGGCGCTAAGTCCCGCTTCTATGCCGCAACGGGCAGCGGACGCAACGGACGCCAGCAGGAGCAACGCCAGCGCCTCACGAAGATCGCCACCGCTGCTTGACCCGACGGGGGGTTCCCAAACGCCCCCCGATCCTGTAGACTTCTCTCAGTTCACACCCGAACCCGATGTCCTTCACCGAATCCGTCCTCGACCAGTCCGACGCCAATGGGCAGATCTCCTGGACTTTCGCCAGTGCCATCGCCGCTCTGCACAGTCTGACCCCCGAGTTCCTGGCAGAGTACGCCGCCCTGTTCGATGAGCGGGTCGATGCGGGTGAGTTGCTGGTTTGGTTGG